TCTGCTTCTCTCTTATACTTATAAGCATTCTCGAGTGGAACACTTCCATCTTCCCCAGGCGTTACCAGTAGATTCTTTGCCACTGACAGTGCAACATCCCGGGGCTTATCCATCATAAACTCAGGTCTTGCAAGAAGATCAGCAGTCGTACTCCTAACCTTCTGTGCAAACCCTTTCATAGGATGCCCATCAGGTACCGCCGCATCTATAGCAGACATCTTATCAGGATACTTACTGTAATCAACCCTCTTAACTACTGGCTGAAGAAAGTCAATCTCCCGAGCTATAACATTATCTATCTCATCAGGTCTACTAAGGAGTTCGTCTCGCTTCACTTTAGCATTGTAAACTGCATTTAACGCAGTAGCTATTCCTTGCATTTATAACCTCCAATTACCAAGCAGCAGGAGTTGCTAGTATCTTATCGCGTTTACGTTTAGCTCGATCACCGGCGGGGTCAAGTAACTCAAACAATCCTTCACTTATATCATGACCAAACTTACCGATCGACAGCCCACCTTCTGTCTCAGGATCGTTATACGAAGTACGCGGCATCGGAGCAGCAACACCTGGAATCGGCTTATGCACAAAACTTGTAGGTTTATAATCAACATCAGACTTATAAGGGCCTGCACTTGAAGATGTTGCACTTGCTACTTTAGCATCTAAACTTACTGCCGGCTTCGTAATATCAAGAATACTTTTCTGTAACTTTGCTTCTTCATTAAGTTTATTTATCTCTTCCCCTGCCTTAGCTTCACTCGCCATTTGAGCACTGCCTTTTAAACTCTCAGCACCCCACGGCGTTGCATACTCCATCCCGTGATATGTTCCAGTCTTATCTTTCGTAAACCCTGTATACGTCCTATTTGCTCCACGTATAGTCTCTACTACATCACCAGTTGGTTTCCCCATACTACCTGAACCAAAGTTATATGCTGACTCACCGCCGGGAACTGCAGGTGCAATCTTTGCAGTCTCAACTCTCTCCATAGCATTAGTTCTATTATCCTGTGCCCTCTGGTCAGCTACAATATTCCTATCTTGCACACCAGCCAGTGTTTGAGTCTTTTCTAACTCAGCATCTATAGCCCTTTGTTTCATCTCAGCTTCAAGTCTTTCCTTCCTCATCCCCATAACTTACCTCCTACACATCATGATTATAGATATGTTGTTCAGTATACTGATTATCATCACTTTCCCTGTAATCATATCCCCACTGTTTCTGCTCACTCTTCTGTGCTTGGTACTGTACAGACGTTGTTGCACTAGCTGAACCTATAGTAGCTGCAATGACTTGTGAAAGATATTGTGCACTAGCTTTAGCCATATCCCCTTGCAGTCCTAATTGGGCTATTGCCTGTTGCGAAACCAGTTTAGCCTCATCAACCGCAATCCCCAACCTCGCAATAAATTCACTAGAAGATATTTTAGCATACTCAGCATATATACTTGCTATAGCTGCTTTAGCTCGCATTAACTCACCAAAAATCTCAGCGTTAGCTTTATTAACAGTTGCTACCGCTTCAATCTTTGCAACCATTGCAGCTATTTTAGTTTTATATGCTTCAAGCATACCAAGATAGATCTTTATCCCTGCCTCTTTACTCTGCAGAATAAAGTCCATCAGATTCTTTTCGCCAGTCATCAGCAGTTCAGTAACATGAAATTTGTTCTTCTGTGCAAGTTCTGCTTGTGTATTCATTACTTCGTAGTTAAGAAGCTGATTAGCTTTAAACACTTCAGTTTCCGCTGTACGCATAGCTGAGCTATAGGCCCCGGGAGGTTTACTCCATCCCAGTGCCTCACTCCTAGCTACAACCTTATCTATAACTTTATTGTTCTCTAACTCTTGTCTTGCCTTAGCCTTATCATATAACGCTTGTTCTACACTATCCGATAACCCAGTAGATCCGTTACGCAATTCAGTTAACAACGTATTAACCAGTTCAGTCATAACTGCCGAACCATACTCACTAGTAGTATCTACGTAATCTGCTGGGTCAGCCGGGAACACAAGCTCCGGTAACGCTAGCATAGTTGGCACAGTTTCCATGGTCAACAACTGTGCATCTATAGTATTTACAGCATCACTAGTTGGTACATCGTTAAAGTAATCTATAACATCCTGTAAAACTATTACTTCACTTATAGCAGCAAGACTAGCAGCAAGAGCTGCTTCCAACTCAGTAGCCTTTGCAGAAGCTTCTGTAAACCTACTTAGCGTAAGATCCTGCGGAATCTCACCTATATCTGGCGGTAACTCCCCGGAGAAAATTGAACTAGGCATTATGACTCCTTTTCATTTTCTTCTAGTACGTAACAACCTCTAGCATAACCATACCCATATCTGTCATATTTCTCTATGCTATTAAGTACATTGTGCTGAAAGAGCCATCCGGAACTTACTATACTTGGAAACTCGTCACTTACAGTAAGTTCACCTTTATACACACAACCATACTTTATAACTGAGTCTTCTAAACTACCTTTGTAAAAATGCCAAGAAAATACATACAATGGGATGCCAAAGGCATCGTATATTCTTGCGGATACCATCCACAAGTCCCACGAACTATTTGTCGCTGAATCAAATGAATCAAGTTCAAAAATATCTCCAGAGCAGTTAACACACAGTGTTGTAATTTGTGTAAAAGTTTCTGTACCTTCTACGCGATCCACGTAGTACCAAGGATTTGTCGGGTAAGAATCTACTCTAGTACTGTACTCTTCTATTGACTGGTATAGTATACAGTAAAATGAATCATCGGCATAGTTTTTATTCCCACTAACTATGCAACCACCACAAAGATCAAGAAAAGGTCCGTTAATAACATACTCTATAGTACCCCATATTTTTGTTGGTGGGTATGTTGCATACTTTAACCAGTGTGTTGTCGCAACATTTGTTTTCTCAACTAAAACTGTTCCTGTATCATATGCTATTATTTGCTTAACTATAGTACGCGTCTCCTGGTAATCATAATCTTGTCTGTATAAACTCCATGATCCTAAACATTTAAGACTTTGATCAATATAAAGCAGTTTCCAAACGCTGTAGTCGTACAATAATTCGCTTGATAAATCATTACCAGGTATTCGCGGCCCATCAGGTAAAGCATTAAACTTACCTGTAGCATTATCCCTGTAGGCAAATACGTTTAAAGTACCAGGTGCTACCCAGGCATCAACTAGATTTGGCCCGTATGCAACTTCATCCATTATGTCATAGATATTCGGTGCGTATACGTGACCCGGTACCCATCCATCATACCCATTTGACGCAGTATCATCAGATGCAGTTATCTGATCTATCAAGTAATCATAATCATAATCAGCTATTTTCTCCAATTCAAATATCTGTAAGTCTTTCCTAAGTATCTCAGCTTTAAACTCAGGTGTAAACGGTTTATCTGTAACCTTAACCCACCTAGGAGAATTCCAATCTAAATGACTGTTAATAAGATACCCAGTAGGTGCATACATTACATCTGGGGTACTCCACCTTAACGCATAAGTTTGAGGAAAAAGATCGTATGTAAGTAATAACCTCACACCTCTCTCAATTTTTGTTTTCTTTCTCTTTGCGCCTTTTACAGGAGATATTATACCAACAGATTCTTTACCGAATACTTTATTATACCTTAACTCACTCCCATCTGGCAATGTTACAGTTTTTACTGCCTGACTTAACTGAAAAAGATTTTCATTTCTACATTGCATAACAAATCCAGCAACCTGTGGAAAATGCCCCTCAGCCATACCAATATCACCTTGCAACACCACTTCCACAGGTTGCTTTACCTCGCCGGTAGTATCTTCAACCCACAACTTATGTACTACATTACCACTTCTCTTCATAGCTAACTTCCCACCACCAGAACATCGGCAACTATCTTATCCACACTAAACATCTTCCCACCAGTATTACTCACCTTAAAACACCAGTTAACTCCCTTAGCATCTTTCCCAACAATAACAGTACTTCTAATCCTCTTCTCTGTTTCAGTAGCAGACAGTGTATAAACTCTTTCATCCCCCTCATCCACTACTACAGATACATTTAAATCTCCCGCACTCCAGTACTGAAACCCTAATGCCCTTACCTTCTTAACACTTTTACTTCCAAAATCAGTCCACCATTCAAACGTTGAAGCTATACTAACCCCATTATCTTTATCAGCATCGAACAGTATAAACAATCCATCACTCTTACTACCAAAGAACTTCCCATTAAAAACTGCAAAGCCAGTAAACTCCATACCACTGTACATAGTCACCGGCTTTCCAACTGCCTGAAGATTCATCTTAAACGTATGCGCAGAACCCAAGTTACTCTCCTTGCACTTCTGCTTCCTTAATAGTTGCAGTCATTCTAACATCATACAGAGGTATAACATACCCACAGTTACTACAAAAATCATTCTCTGTATTATACGTATCTCCACCACAAGAAGCGCACTTTGTCATCATTCTTCATACCTTTCATATCTTGGTTCATATTCAATTTCAGGAGTCGTTACATGAGATACAAAAAGTAATGCTGGGACTGGGAACTTAAATGCTATGCCAGTCTTTTTACTCAGCGTTTCCCGTAAACCTAAGTTCCCTAATGGCATCCCAAGTCCCATACTACCAGATCCTAAATTACCAACCACTCCAAGACTTCCAACCATAACTAGTTTTGGCAGTGGAATTAAAAAATTACTTTTACCATTACTCAGTATACTAGCAACCATACTAAGTGCAGGCATAGGAACTTCGTACTCTTCATGTGTTACTACACCCCTATGCAATTCAAGTTCCGGTAACGGTATACCTCCAGTAATATTACCAACATTTTCTCTACGTATTTCAAGTTCAGGAAGTGGAAACCTACCTGTTAAATGAGCAACCATTCCAGTTATACCATGCATCGCTAATGCTGGAAGTGGTATCTTATTTGTTGTAGTTAACTGCCCATTATTACCCGCTAGCATAGCTAACGCAGGAAGTGGTATCTTATTTGTACTTAAAAAATCAGTAGCCACTTAGATTCTCCTAAGCTTACCATGTCAAAAGTTGACATTCTTAGACGGATGCCGCCGGAGTAAATACCGCTGTATCTATAGTTAACGTAGCATCATGGGCTAAGGTTGTGCTGGATACTTGAAGATTGTAACTAGTAGACGTACCAATAGTTCCTTGAATACGAGGGTAAATAAATCCAGTATCAGCAGATCCGTCATCACTTGCGTTACCTACCCACCTGAAGAAACTCATAACCGAACTACCTTCAGGTAAGCATACTCCACTCCATACGGCACTTGGTTTAGATATCGTAGCTACACTTAGTGCAGATACTGGAGGATCAAGAAGAAGTCCGTTTGTAAGTGCCCCTGCAGTCCATGCACCAGATGCTGTCGTTATCGTAGCAATTAATGTACTACCAGTACACGCCGCATCAGCACTCGCCGGAATTCCGCTACCTACAGTATAGATGTTTATAACTCCATGATGCAGTATATCTCTAAGACTACCACCATGTAAGCCAACTAGTACACCACCTGCAGGAAATGCCTCTGATGCTGCAAGCGTACCAGTAATAAATGTTATAGTTCCTGCAACAACATCGGTTAAAATAACGCATGATTTATCGTTTCCAGCTGTAGTCGAACCGAACGTAGAGATATACATTCCAGGGTAGAACCCAAGCGTAAGAAAATCATTATCACTACTCGTAATAGTATCCGGACTTCCACCGTTATCAGCATAGGCAAGATTTGCCCCAACCTTCTTAGCCCCAACAGATGCTGCTTTTCCAAGTAAATTATTTCTCAAACAAGTACTATAAAAAAGTGCCATTCTAATTCCCCTCTATTGATGAAGAACAAAGTAGTATTGTTTATTATACATGCAGGCTGCACCGCGTACAGCTTCTGGAAGAACTAGTTTTTCAGAAGAGAGATCTTGGTAAGTCCCACCAGGACCGCCATAACATACCTGATACTTACTTACCCAGATCAACCCATCACCGTAGTACATATCATTGACCAACTTCCCATCACACTTACACATAGTACCAGGTATTACTGGCCCGAACTCCGGCGGCAACGGTATCTTCTGCATCTCCTGCAAGTAGTCACCTTTACAATAGTAAACCCCACTCTCATCACTGATATACATCCCATCAGTAACCGATCCCATTGCTTGTACATTACTATCAAACGGAAGTCTATTTTCTTCCAGGTTAAAATAAGCATACCAGTAAAGCTCCGAGGCAAACACGGTATCTCTTACCGCCACATATACTCTACCATTATGCTCTGCTAATACCGTACCTACAGGAGGATCGTCAAACACACGACTACTGTCAGCATAATCAGGAGGACTAGGACTTCCAACCGGTCTAGCCCATGAGTAACTAACCCCCTCCCTACTAATATACCCTGTTTCAAAGCCATTCGTATAGAAGGTCACATCCCCTATATCTGCATAACTCATCCAAGCATTCTTTGTTACATTCCTTATCCCCGCCGCAACACCAGTTACACCAAACCTATACATCCCTCCACCTAAAACATAGTATCCCCACCGACCCTTACCTGGATAATACAGACTATGTATATCCCCACTAGTTACTAATGTAGTCCCCTTCCTACTACACAACCTCGAAGGTAACTCAACATCTACATTCAAACCATAAGACAGTTCCATCAACCCTGTCTTATCGTCAAACAGTAAATCCATAGGATCTACTTTATTATTAACTCCTAAGCATCCATACATTACAGGAAATTCAGGCATTAGTAACTCCAGGTACTGGTTATGTTATGTCGTTTACTACGAGCAAGGAACTCTCTATACTGCGTAATTCCATTTTCAAAGTGAGTCTCGTTAACAAGTGTCTGTGTCTTAGGCTTCTCAATATCGGTTTCTACTAGGTCCCAAATCATTTTTGCTGCACCATGCACACAAAGTTTCCTATGTAAATGACTTGGGAAGATCGGAACATCAGCATCCAGTGTAAGAGTCGGCGGTACAGCAGTATACATCACTGTCAAACTCTGTGCTACTGCAGGTAGTTTCTGATACCAAAGATAATTTCCCTCGAGTGCTACTGCCTCAACATCTCCCGCTTCATTCCAAGTAGTATACTCATCATATAACTCTTCCAACTTTGCATAGATGCCAACGTCATCACCAGATACAGTCCTCCGGACTCTCCTCAGCATCCCAGCAAATCCGTCAGTCAACGTAGTCAACGTAACGTAAGCATACGTCGTCGAAGTACTTATAACATTGATCCTTTTCAGATCCGGTATAATAACTCTTCCAGCAACCTCTTGAATTGCAGAATTTATCCACCGATCGTAGTCACTATCATCGTAACTCGGCTCAAGAGCTATTGCCATTACCTCAGTTCTTATCTCATCAAGAGTCACTGGAACCTCCATAAGGGAGCATGTCAATAGTTGACACGCTCCCATCTAAACAACTAACTGACTAGTAGCCGGGGATCTCGGTAATCATCATATGCACTCGACCAGTGCCGGCGGCGATTGTGCCAGTATTAGTCATGGTAACATAGACTGCTGGGACCGTAGAAGCTGCACCAATGATAAGATACGGCTCGACAAAACTGCCAAGAATCTTCGCAGCCATCCAGTCGGATGTATGTGCAGTATCAGAAGCGTACCAACCTGCAGTACCTACAGTAATATCATCTTGTTTAATATACTCATCAAGGTCGACGATAGTTATATCTCCGCCAGTTGTTACTGCGTCAGTAGCCAGAGTACCAAGGCCAACGTTAATCAGGGTACTTGAAGTAAATGCAGTTATTACCTGAAATACAACTTGCTCAACGAAATACTTTTTTACCTTAGGAAAAGAGAACAGTATAGCTCCCTTATCCTCACAGTCCGCACCGACCATAACCCCACTGGTAATCCAGTAACTATTGTGCCAAGTGTGGCTTCTTACGTCAGTTCGTCTGTAGTCTATTGCTGTAATTGTAGACATTCAGAGTCTCCATTCTCCTTGGCTTAGTAGCCAGGGACTTCAGTTAGCATAACATGCACTCGGGCTTTACCCGCAAGTATGGTACCGGCATTCGCCCAAGATGCGTAGATAACAGGCGTTGTACTTGCAGCACCAGTAATGGTATAAGGTGCTACATAAGATCCAAGAATCTTAGCAGCAAGCCAATCTGATGTATTAGCCGTGGTAGATCCATACCAACCTATAGTAGCGACAGTTAAGTCTGCTGAAAGAAGATATTCATCTTCATCAACTATGGTAACATCACCACCAGTTGTTATTGCATCAGTTGCAATAGTTCCACTACCGATATTCAAAGTAGTACTTGCAGTAAAGGCAGTAGTGATTTGTACTACTACCTGCTCAACAAAATACTTTTTGACTTTAGGAAACGAGAAAAGAATCGCTCCTTTGTCCTCGCAATCAGCCCCAACCATGATTGCACTGGTAATCCACCAGCTATTCAACCAGGTGTGTGACCGAACGTCAGTCCTTCTATAATCAATTGCTGTAATTGTAGACATACTTATATCTCCTTAACGTACAAGAGTTGCATCTGCAAATACTGAGAATGTTCCAGTCGTTGCACCTGCTACTACAGTTACTGTAATAAAACCTCCAAGAGTACCAAAATACTTCGCTGCAAGAGCGACTTTAGTACCTGTAGCCGTTGCCTCAGCCATTGCTTCATCCATAAAGTATGCCGCATTAGCTGTCTGGCTATTACCAGAGAAACCTATTGTTATAGAACCAAGAGTTGCAAATGCAGTAGTAACATCCAAGTACACTTCCTTTACAAGAGTATACCTAGGAATAGCTATAACATTATAGGTTCCAGCAACAGGAGACACTATCGGCTTCGAATGCCACAAGCGGTAACCGTCTGCTACCTTGTGGGTAATGATATTCGTTGTAGCCATTAACTTACCTCCTATTAGCTGATGCGATCACCGAAAGCACTACCAACAATAACACCGTAGTCCATTGAATTGAAGACTGTTTTCTTAATGCCAAAGATACCACCGCCACGAATATTGATGAAACGCTTAGCATCTTTCTCGTAAGGAACGAAAGCCATGACACTGGACTTAGATTCGCCAGCGCCGCCCCACGCCCAACAAGCTGCTTGAGCGCCGAGGAGCAGATTCCGATAGACTCCACCGCCACCAGTTACAGAAGCAACCTTGGGGATTCTCTCGGACTTAGATACCAGCATACCGTTATACTCGAACTCCACATTAGCAAGACCAAGTTTACCAGCTGCTCGCTGCATGTCGCCCCACTGACCAACGTTCATGTTTCTGCGAAGCTGATCGAAGCAGAAATTGTGGAGTATAACCCTGTAGTAATTCTTCCCACCGACTTTAATCGGTCGCAGTTTGAATGCCGTACTCAGAGGCATCTCAGCACGCTGCTTCATACGATCCAGGAAGTCAAGGTCAACAACATCAGCAGCAGTAATGGCTGCCTCAGCGGTGGCTACAACAGCTTCGTCTGCCTGGTTAACTCCAACATGATGATATACATCAGGAGCAGTAATGGCACTGCCAAAGGACTTACCCGCGATGGTATAACTGGTAACCCCGGCGAGAGTGTTAATCGCGAGGTAACTCAACTTCTCT